CGTTCACAGCACGGAAATCCCCCCCCTCGCAAACCCTTGAAATATATATGACTGGTAAATATTTTTTCTATCTTGTTTTTTTAAAATTTCTTATCACCTTTTTTCAGACCAAAAAAAAAGGCGAACACCACCTAAGTAGTATTCGCCTTAATTTATTTTAGCTATATCTTTACTGGTTTCCCATTAGGATATTTGATTGCTTGCGATAATCTATACCAATCACTAGGACTAAGTATTTCTTTTAACTCAAATACATTTGTACTCTCATCAACATCATACTTAACTTTGATTTCAGCAAAGATTTCTTGCCAATACCTTTTCATGATTGCACCTCCTTATTGATAATTGAATGAATCAAATCCATAACATCCAATCTTATCTCCGCACATTTCATAAAACTGGAATCTTCAACCCCAGTATATTTATCTACAAGACTCTCAATATCTTCTGTTAGACAAGCGAACCCTTCTGAATTAAGGGTAAGTTTCTCATCAACATTACCCTCCTCATCAATGTAATTATCAAAATAAATACTCATGATAGTTCCTCCTCATCAATAAAGAATTTGACATGAACAAATCCTCCACTCATAGATGATATTGAATATCTATAATCGCAAGTTTCTAACCAAGCGATAAAAGATTTTAAATGCTTCGTCTGAATACTGGCACTCATGATTTAACCTCCTCAACATCTCCGCTATCTACTTCCATTTGACTATCATCGCCAAAGTCAGAGTATTTAAAAGTTGATGTAATACCACCTTCTTTTACACAATCCCCCTCTTTTAAAATATTAGGCAAACAAACCGCATCTAAAATTTCACTTTCAGTTAGCTTTTTGTCAGACACAATTTCAAAGTATCTCACATCAGTAGATTGCTCACTTACCTCGTAAGCATATTTTTTTTTATTCATGATTGAACCTCGCTATTCAAATAAAAATTTACTCTCTCTTTGTTATCATTATTTTCATTAGTTTCGATATATTTTTTAATCAAAATATCTACTTCTTTTTTAATGATTGATAACATAAAAGGCATTTCATCATTTGGGTCAGTAGGAAAAAAAACATCTACTCCGCTATTAGATTTTAATTTGACTAGCAAATCATAAACCTCGCATAGAGCATCCATTTGATTTTCGTTTATAGGCTCATCCCATTTTTTTATAGTTAATTTATCCATAAAAATATGTCCCTCCGTAGGACAGTTAGTTAGTTTCTGTTTCGACTCTTTTGAGTCATCATCAGGGAAAATACACATTTTCCGACAGAAAAGTAGAAATTCGACCTCGTAGGAGAGCCATAGAGAGCAAATCAGGGAGCAAGTGATATCAGGGCATACCCTAAAATCACTCACTCTCCAATCGCTTCTACTTAATAGAAATCAGCAGTATCAACATAAACAACTTCGCCAAAGGCTAGTTTTTCTGAATAACTGCTTTTTTCCGTTACACACCAAAAGACAGGAACATCAGGCTCAACATCAGGGTCAACAATTCCCCACCCATCCGTGAAATAGATAAAGGCTTGCACCTCGTCTACATCATCAGAAAAGTCATTGAACAGATTGAACGGAGGGTCAAATTCCGTTCCACCACCACCACGGACTTGAAGCTTCAAATCATCGCCTTGGTCTAACTCGTAGATATCCCACCACTCGCCTTGACTGTTTTTGATAACAGTATCATCGCAGTAGCAAACTCGAATCTTATCAAGACCGCACGCTTCAGCTATCGCTTGTATTTCCGTTGCGAACATATTGAGTTCGTATTGGGAAACACTTCCGCTAGTATCAATCGCAATAGCTAACTCGCCACCTTGCGGAGACTTTGCTTTGCTAGGCAAATTGATTCCTCGATGTTGATGCCTTCTATTGAGTCTCGCCCATGAGTTCTCATCACAAAAAGCAGATTGTAGAAAATCTAAAAGCAAATCCTTCCAATCGACTTGCACATCTTTTAGTTCTTCAATCCTATTTCTCATTCCACTTGAACCGCTACCCATTGCAATTTCTAGCTTGTCAGCTAAAGAAACCGCTCGTTGAATCTCGCCTTTCAGTTCTTGCATCTCTGCATCATTCATAGGCTTGCCTTCTTCGTTGGTAGCATCCCAAACTTCGCCAATAGCAGACGGAATGTTATCCCAATCAGAACCAGTCGAACCTTGCTCAGATTCTCCAGTCTCATCTTCAGAAATATTTCCTTGACTAGTCTCAGAAATTTCTCCGTCTTGCTCCTCGTCAGATTCTTCAGAACCGCCTTGACTTTGAGCATCTTGTTCTTGCTCATCATCTTCTCCATTAGGCTTGTTCTGATTTTGTATCTGTTCGATAGCTTCTTGCATTGCTTCCTCGTCATTTACCAAAATCTGATAAACCTTTTCAGCAGTCATGCCCTTGTATTTATGGTCAAGTAAACCACCCATAGGCAGTTGTAAATGTAAATCCCAATACAAGTAAGCATTGATGACATAATCGCACGCGATATTCCAAACTTTAGGATGACGATTGCCACGCCTTAAAGGATGTTCATATACGACATGCAACGCTTCATGAACGAGAACGCCTTGCAGTTCTTCCTCCGTGCAACCCATAACAAATTCAGGATAGAAATAAATATTTTTTCCGTCAGTTGCCATAGTGTCGCACTTGGATTTTTCAGTCTCGATTAAATCAAGATGTAGGAGCATGCTCGCCATTCCCACATTGCCTTTCATTAACTTCGACCTTGCCTTCACAATTGTTTCTAAACTAGTCATGTTTCTTACCTCCATAAATCTTACCTAAAAGACCTCCTTTAAGTGAAGAAACAGATTGTTCTAATTGCTCTGCTACTTTGTCTCGTTTCTGTTGACCCATTTCTGAATCATCTCGCAACTGTTCGACAGAATTGATTGAAGCAAAAACGCTACAAAGTTTTTGATGAGCATCAGAGATATGCGAATCGTTTCCTAAAATATCCTCATTGATAGAGGGCAACACTTCGATTGCTTGCTTCAGCTTGTCGAAACTCGACACATTGAAGAAACCGCCTTTTTGTTTATTTTCAGGGTCATATTCTTTTAGCTTCGTAGCTAAATGATTCACTTGCTCCAACAAAGCATCAACAGTTGTCTTAAAGACATTCTTGATATTGTTGTTGGCTCTGTTTACTGCATCAGATTCTATCCTTGCTCTTAGCTTTTCAGACACATTTAATCTTATGTCATGGCTAAAAGAAGGAACGACAGATATTTCAAATTGAAAAATAAATTTTCTTCTCAATTCGTCAAAGTCAGGATAATCGTTTTCGTCAAACGCATCTCCAAGATTTCTTTTTGCTTGCTCCATTTGTTTTGGATAGGCTCTAAGAAATCCTTCAACCTCTCGCTCCCAAACTTGCTTCGAGATATCAACATGACTCTGAAGCTTTTCAAGATTAGAGTTAGGGCATAATCGCCAACCGCTCACAGTCTTACCAGTATCATAGTCTGTTGAATTATCATCCCAAGGCAAAGTCAAAGGATAGTAAAAATCATTCCTAAACCCATTTAAGATAGAGCGGAACTCTTTGTTCACATCTCTACCAAATATATGTTTAGAAACACCCAGTAATCTCTCGTCTGATACTTTCGTATCAACCGCTAGATTTCTCTTTAATCTCTTATCAGTTTTGATACCGCTAGGATGTTTCGCAGTCATGCGAACCAGTACGGCATTTTCCGACAGAGTATTAGTTAATTTTTTATCCATAATAACCTCCATTATTTTTAGTTAGATAAAAGTTTCTGTTTCGATTCTTTTGAATCATCATCAGGAGAGATACACATCTCTCGACAGAAACGAGCAGAAAAAATATTTAACTGGTAAATAATATTTTCCACTCGTGTTAGTCAGAATTTTTTAGACTTCTAAGTCTTGGTTTTCTACTTTGAATTGAGCATAAGTAGAAGTGTCGACAATATCAGGTCTTGCTCCAATCAAAGACCTCACAAAGAATATTCCAAATTCAGGTGTTGGAAATTTCTTGATGTAAGCAACGCTATTCTCGAACCAGTCAGTAATATCAGAATTACTAGCTTCTTTAAGAACAGTTACCAAAGCACAAACAGTAGCGTACATAAGACCACCGCTATCAGGTACTTCAACATCCTTGCCTTCAACAATATCTTCTAGGTCAGGAACATCATTTTTCAATGATAGAAATGACATAAATTCTATTGCTGGAGTCTCCCCAATATCGCCCTCACAAATCAACTGAATAATTTCTTCAGGTGGATTCGTTTTCAGGGTATCGCTCAACCTTGTCCATGCTCTTGGACTTGGTTGCGGACTCGTTACTTTGCTATCAAAGACATTTAAGTATTCAGGTTGAAAACTTATATATCCCAATACATCAGGGTGAACATCATTCTTAGTAGCCCATGCTAACCAATCATTCGTATCATGCTCGAAGTTAATCATTGTGCAACGACCAACGACATGAGAAGGGAGTTTATTAGACCCCGCTCTATCCGTTGCTCTGTTACCCGCACAAATAACTTTCCACCCTTTAGGTAAGACATAATCGCCAATCTTACCCTCGTACAATAATTGCCCACAAATAGCTTGAATCGAATTGTGTGCTTGGGCATATTCGTCAAAGAATAAAACACCCTCGCCACCAATAGGGAGATTCCCTAGGAACGCTCTCTTTTGTTGATTCTCATCATCTATATATGGCAAACCGCCAAGGTCAACAGACTCGTATAACGACAGCCTAAAATCAATAAATCCAAACTGCTTTGCAGTAGGATTAATCTCATCGACTAAGACCTCTCGACCTTCGCTCACGCTATCCACATAAGACCTAACAATTGCACTTTTTCCAATACCAGTTCCCCCTAAGAGAAACGGAGTATTAGACCCTTTTAATACTGATTTCATCATCAGTAATGCTTGACTTGGTTTCATAATAACCTCCATAGTTAATTTCCAAGTTAGTAAAAAGCTAGCAGAAATGCTAGCCACCAAGACCAACCAATAAATATTATTTACTGGTTAGTTTCGATTGAATTTCACAATCTCATCAGTTGGTTTAGTATCCGCTCATTTGGTCATGGATAGATACCGCTCCATAAAAATCATATCCAACCAATTCTCTAATAGTTTCGTTGAATCTTGAATCAGTAGCAGAACCAAAGTTTCCACTAGCATGATAAAAAGTACCCTCATTAGATTCTTGAATTGGTTTCAAGATAATCAAATTACTACCGCAAGGAGCATGACAAAATAACTCATATTCAGGCAAGTTATCTTTATTCTCACACCACTCCATACCTTTAACATTAGTCACAAATATCTCATCATATCCGTGGCTTCTTTGTGTACTTACATCGTGACCTTTTAATATTTCAATTCTCATAATAATCCTCCATAGATTAAGTTTTGAGTCAGCTTAATTGCTAACACCAAGACTGGATAATTACTTACCCAGTTTCGCCTAAATCTCATAGGCTCATCAGTTGGTTTAATACTCGAATCCTATTTGCACAACTACGCTACCCTTTTTAAAGGTTTCAGCATTAATGTTTTCAGCTTTAGTTACTCGATACTTCCCAAGGCTTCGCTCATAATCTTCACGAATATAAACACCACCATTCTCGCTAAGTCTAAAGAAGTCTCCCTCTTTAACATCAGATAATGTTTTAAGTTCCCAAGTATCTCGTGCATTAATTTCAAATACAGGTTGTTCTATTTTCATATAATCCTCCATGGATTGTAGTTTCTTGAACCCCATAATTAGGATTCTCATTCAGCATGTTAATTCATGGACTGCGGAGGACAGTCTCTATCTTCTTCGAGTTTCGCTTTACGCCTCGCCTGTATGTTAAGAAAATCTACAGGGTCATAAGGTGCGGATTTTGTGAGTTAAAGAGGTAGTGCTTCGACCTCCTCCCCAGTCTACTCTCACCACTAAACCAATCGTCTAACCTAGTAATGAGCCAAGGGCTGTTGTTTATGTCTGTTCGATAAATTGTCCTGTATTCGTTGTCATGTCCATATGATACTAAAAGACACACCATAATACAAATCAGTACACATCTTATAAGCAAGCATAATGAGAGCATTACAAAATCCCACGGACTAGTAGATAATATTTATAGGTAATTACGCCATAGAATTTAGATCATCAGGATTTATAAAATGACAGATAAAGACAAAGAAAAAACCAAGCTAAAACTAATCAGGAATGACGAGGACTTAACGATTAAGCAGAGGGCATTTGTCAGGGAGATAGTGAAGGGTAAGTTAGGCAGTCAGATTGATTGCTATATGCAAACCTACGATGTAGCTAGAACCAAGACAGGCGGTATACCTAAGCACGCCCACGTTGATTGCAGTAAGCTTATGGCGAACCCTAAGATAGCCCTAGCTGTTAGGAGGGGATTAGAGCGTAAAGAGGAGTCTACAGTTGCTTCTTCCATACGAACGAGGAGTTACGTTCTTGAACAGCTTATGAGAGAGTCTAAGGAAGCGGATAGCGACAGTACGAGAGTTAGGTCATTGGAACTACTAGGTAAGACATGCGGACTCTTTAGCGACACCATTGAAGTGAAGGAGAGCAGACATAGTGTAGACATAGAGGAGGAGATAGAAGCTAAGATTATGAGCCTACTGAATGAAGCAGACCCAAGCTAGACCCCCCCTTTTTATATAGAGAATCAGACCCCAATAACGACCCCCCCACACCCATATATACAGACAGTTACCTGACTATCATATATACATAGTGTTATGCACATTATATCACCTATTTTTACAGTACCCCCCCCTATTTTATAGCAAAATGCTAGCTTTTTTCACCGCTTACCCCTGTTTTTGTAGGAAATTGGGTAGGAATCCTAGACCCCACCCCAATTTATTTTCATTTAGGGGTTGCTTTTTATGTGAAGGGGGTGCATTATGTTAAAATCTTGTAGTTTCTATACCTAGTACATACCATATATCCAGTATTCACTTAATAAGTGCCAACCAATAGGTACTTACTAAGGTTTTTTTATTTGGTTACTCCTCAATAGGTATATACTAGGTATTAAGTATGAATAAAAATGTATTAAGTAAAGTACAGAACCTATCTTCTGACCAGAAGCAGGAACTTCTTACTCTCTTAGAAGAATTAGAATTAGCCAAAGACAGAGAAAAATGCCATGAAGACTTTATGTGCTTTGTTGGTGAGATGTGGTCTGCTTTTATACATGGTAGACACCATGAGATTATGGCTGATGCGTTTGAGAGAGTCGCTAAGGGTGATTTAAAGCGTTTAATCATTAATATGCCACCACGACACACTAAGAGTGAGTTCGCTTCTTATTTGCTTCCTGCTTGGTTCTTAGGTAAGAACCCTGACAAGAAGATAATCCAGACTGCCCATACTGCTGAACTAGCGGTTGGCTTTGGTAGGAAGGTTAGGAACTTAGTTAATAGTGCAGACTATAAGAAAGTGTTTCCTAATGTCAGTTTACAATCAGATAGTAAAGCTGCTGGTCGTTGGAATACAAACCAGGGCGGAGATTACTTTGCGATTGGTGTAGGTGGAGCGGTTACTGGTAAAGGTGCTGACCTCCTAATCATTGATGACCCCCATTCAGAACAAGAAGGTGCTAGTTCTGACATAAATGTTTTTAATAGAACCTATGAATGGTATACATCTGGTCCAAGACAGCGTTTACAGCCTAATGGCTCTATCGTTGTTGTAATGACAAGATGGCACAATAAAGATTTAACAGGTCAAGTTGTTGACGCAAGTATAAAGCGTGGCGGTGCAGACCAATGGGAAGTGATAGAGCTTCCAGCAATAATGCCTTCTGGAAACCCTTTATGGGCTGAGTTCTGGAAGATGGAAGAATTACAAGCTCTTAAGGCTGAACTGCCAAACAGTAAATGGATGGCTCAGTATCAGCAAGACCCTACTTCTGAAGAAGGTGCATTAGTTAAAAGAGAATGGTGGCAATCATGGGAAGGTAGAGAACCACCTGACTGTGAGTTTGTTATTCAATCATGGGACACAGCGTTCATGAAGAATCAGCGTGCCGACTTTTCAGCTTGCACTACTTGGGGAGTTTTCTACAAAGAAGATGACGATGGAATGATTTCTCCTAATGTTATCTTATTAGATGCTTATCAGGAGCGTTTAGAGTTCCCTGACTTAAAGAAGATGGCTTTGGAGAAGTATAGAGCTTATTCGCCTGATGCTTGCATTGTAGAGGCTAAGGCTGCAGGTATGCCATTAATCTTTGAATTAAGAGCAATGGGTATCTTAGTGCAAGAATATACACCTAGTCGTGGAAATGATAAAATATCCAGAGTTAATGCGGTATCTGATTTGTTTGCTTCAGGTGTTGTTTATGCTCCAGCAACTAGATGGGCAGAAGAAGTTATAGAACAATTTGCTGGTTTTCCTAACATGGAACATGACGATTTAGTTGATAGC